CTCTTCCGATCTCGAGTTGCTCGAGCATGGCGCCCAGTTCCGCTCCGGCTTCCTGCGCCGCACCGGCTATGGTACCGATCGACCCGGCTATCTCTTTGGCTCCTCCGGCTCCACGCAATCCGGATATACCGGTTTTGAATGTCTGGAATATCCGCTCCCATTTGTTGGTGGCGCCCTTGCCACCTCCGAGCAGTTTGTCAAGCGCCTTTTTAAGTTTGTCAAGTTCTGCCGGGCTTGCTTCAATATTCTTGAGCTGCTCATCGCTAATGAAGGTAAGCCCATCCGCTGTGCCTTTCCCGTTCAGATAGGCACGGAGTTTGCGGGCCTGTGCGATCAGGTCCTGCAATGCGTCAAGGCTCATGCTTGAGTAATCACCGAAGAGATTGCGCAAAAAATCATTGTCCTGCGCCATACTCCGGGCTTCCTCGTCATTTATCGCCTGAATGCCCTGACGCACTTTTTCCCGGGCGACATCTATTGCCCGGTCTATCTCATCGCCGTTCTCTGCGGTACGTGCCGCCTCAAGAGCCGCCATGTCGGCATCGCCCTGACGCTTGATAGCCGAGCGTTGCGCCTCGTAGTCCTGATATTTGCCTAACAGTGCCTGCAGCTCATCCTCGCGCTTCTTCTGTCTGTCGGCTGCATCCTTGTTTTCCCGGGCTGTAATTTCTGCCGTGGTGGCGTCATATATCTGCGCCGCAAGAGTGCGTTGGGTGGCGGCCTGCGCATGGATATTGGCAAGCTGCTCGGGTGTCACCTTCTCGCCGGCTTCCTTGAGTTTCCGGTATAGTTCCACCCTTTGCTGCTCCTCGGTGGTGATACGTTCTTTTTCCCGCTCGAAATTCAAAAGAGCCTCGGCGCGTTCTTTCTCGTAGCCTTCCCGTATAATGTCTATGCGGCGGTCCTCAATCCTACGGGCTGCCTCGAGCTCCATTTCGGCAAGGGTGTTCTTTGGCTTGGCGTTTTCCGTGGAACCGCCGGGTCCCTCGGGGGCCACGAACCCGCCGATATGCGATTTTTTACGTAATTCTTCCATCTGACGCTGCAGTTCCTCCGCCTCGGCAAGGCTCGCGCGCCGTTTGTCCGTGGCTTCCTTTAGGGCCTTGTTATATGCCAGTTCTGCCGGGTCGCTGCCGTAATGCCCTTTTTTACCGCCTCCGAAAAACATATAGGCCTTGCCGCCCGCGCCCCAGAAAGGGCGGTAATGTTCCACTCCGTTAGCCTCTATGCCGGCTACCTCCTCATCGGCTTTCACAGCCTTGTCGACCAACGCCTGCGCCTTGGCCTGCAGGAAAAGCATCTGCACATAGTCCTCCCCTTTCCGGATCAGGACATCGTACCATTCGGCGATGGTGTTGTAATAACCGAAACTCTCGCCGTATTTGCGGTTAAGCTCTTCTACCTTCACACGCTCCTGCTCCTTGGTGCCGGTAAATTCCTTCAGTGTCCGGGCGGTACTGTCAATCTCAAACCTGGTCTTGACCATCCGGGCACGGCCGGAACTTTCTATCTCCACAAGTTCACGGGCCTTCTCCGCCGCTTTCTCCTGCGCGTCGGAGTATTTGTTCCACGCTACGACAAGACCGGTCACGACAAGCGACAAGCCCAATGTAAGCGTTGCCATAAGCGCGGTGGCGGCCGCATTCGATATGCCGAGGGACACCGCGAGCCTTGTATTGGCCGCGGTCAAAAGATCCTTGGCTTTCCGTACTGTGACAAGCCGGAAAGCGGAGTCCTTGTTGAGCGTGTTGAACACCTGCTGCAGCCCCATGGTGATTGCCATGACGCTCTGCACCCGCGTCTGTATCTTTATCAGGTCCTCGTTCTCGGAGGCGAAGGTCCCCATTATGCCGGTGGCTACGGTAAGCAGCCCGGAAAGGCCGTTGACACCGCTCATCACGCCTTGCAGCCCGGCATCGTCATGCGCAAGGATATTGGTCTGTGTACGGAGGTCCCCGATTGTGTCAGACAAGGTGGCCGCCTTGGAAGCCATCTCCTGATACTCACGGGTGTTCTGCTTGCCCTCGAGACGCATCCGTGCCATGGCGTCCAGAAGCTCGCGAAGTTCCATGGAAAGGCGCTTGGTGGAGGCGGCCGTCTTTTGATGTTCCTCTTCCAATGAGGCAAGGATAAGCTTGTCCTCGGCAAGGGCCTTAGTGCAGGCCTCTATCTCGGCGCGCATCTCCATCTGGGCCTTGCCGGGGCCCAGCCGGTCATACTGTTTCTTAAGCTCCTTGAGACAGTTTTCCACATACCGGATCTGCTCCTTCTGGGCGGCGATGCGCTCGGTGATGCCCTCGGCAACCTTTTCCGCCTTGTCGCCCAAGGACTCGGCCGACTGCCCGGCCTTGTCAAGTCCGGGAGTCAGCTTGTCACGCATGAGGAATTCTATCTCGACTGGTTTCATCTGTCCTTACTGGTTCTGTTGTAATCTTGTTTGAAAAAATCCGGCGGTGCTTTTAGGCTTCCCGCCCTTGCCCTGCCCGCCGCTTTTGCCTTTGCGCCGGCTCTCATAATGGGGGGCGTCGGCAAGCATCATGCGCAGGGTCTGGTAATTCACTTTCCACATGATGTGGTCACGGCTCCAGCCGGTGGCGGCGGCTATCTGCCAGACAATACCGAAGGGGCTATGGCTCCCGACATACTCGGTGGTTAACTCCCCTTCCTTTTTTGGCTCGTCCTCGGTGCCAGAGGGTTCACCCGCTCTACCGATCCGATAATGTCCATAAAAGACTTGGTGCCAAGCAGCGTGATGAAGCGCATGTTCGCGCCCTGCACCCAAAGGTCATCCACCAGCCACCGCAGCATCCATGCCACAACAGGAGTGAGAAGCCATCCTGACAGTTTCCCCCTGCATATCGTAAGCGCCACCATCTTGCTGACCCGGACCCCGTGAAGCGCCATGTAGGCAAGCTCCTCGTGCTTGTTGAAACGCGCCATCTCCTCATGGGTGACACCGGTTTCAAGATAAAGTCTGGCGATGCGTATCTGGTTGCCGAGGCACGGCCGTTTCATGGTGAGCCGGATTTGAAAGGGGTTGCGCCGGAACGGTATCTTTACCCGGAGCAGGGGCAGCGACACCCCGACATCAAGCAGGGCGTCGGCCGCCTCTATTTCAATCTCCTTCCGCATGGCTTAGGCGTTGCCGGCTTGGGACAGGGTGACCGTGACCTTTTTTGCCGGATCGGAGGCGAGGGTGAATTCCACACTGCCGTTACGGGCCGCTCCGGTGTTGGCCGAGGCTGTCACTGTGATACGTCCGTTGACTATCTCCATGGAAAAGCCTGCCGGAAGCACTCCGGCGGTGAATGGGCCGGAAGCGTCTATCTCGACCACCTTGCTCTCGCCGGCCTTGCTGAAAGAAAGCTGTGTCGGAACGGCGGTGATGAATGGTACTGTCGGGTACATGGCGAAGGGAGAGCCGCCGTCCGCCGGCTTGACCATCTCCAGCTCGCACTCTATGCCGAGGGCGCTGTCGCCACCGATCTTGCCGCGCACAAGCCCGTCGAGGGTCATGTTCTTTATCTCGATGGTCTGCCCGGTGCCGGCAATGATCTTTAACGGGCCCGAAAGACTCACTGTATCAGCCGGGGCATCCCAGCGTTCACCGGTCACAGTGCCGCCCATGACATCCTTGCAGTTCTGGGGCAGAAGCTCGATAAGGGTGAATTTAAGGATATTGGTGCCGTCCTTCTTCTTGATCTTCTTTACCGGGGCGGTGCGCACCTGAGCGCCCCACAGCTTGATATATTCCGCGGAGTCGCCTCCCCAGTCTATGCCGTCATCCGAAATGACACCGATTTTCTTGTTGTTGAACACCAGCGCGTCAAGCAGCATGATGTAACCGTCGTTTGCATATACCATAACTTATATTTTTAGAAATGTTGTTATTACGTTTTTAAGTTTTCTTGCCGGCGAAGCGCACAACAGCCCGGCCGCAAATCCCACAAGCGCCCACCAGTGGCGGGTTTCGGGAGGCTTCTCACGCGCTTTTGTCGACTCCTCGCGCAGCGACTCCAGTTCGGAAGCCTGCGCGCTGTGCCGGTTCTTGAGCCATGACAGCTCCCACTGCAGGCTGTCGACCTCCCGGCGCTGCTCCATGCTCATGTCACGGTAATACTGATAGAGCCTGTTGATGGAGTCACAGCGTCCGGTGACTTCGATACGGTCGCCCCTCTTGCGGATCTCGACTCCGGCGCGTCCCTCCTTGGCGGTATACCCGGCACCGTCGGGAAGGTCACGGAGGTTCTGTATCGGCACATCCAGACTCGCCGACTCCGCTGCTATCCCCTCCGCCGTGACGACATGGGTCGTCCGGTGTTCCGTCATGTCCGTGGTCGTCGTTGTCGCAATCCCCGACCGGCCGCTCTCCAGCGTGTCGCGGTATTCGTAGCCGGTTGTCGTTGACGCCTCCCGTGACACGCTTCTCTCCACGTGCCTCGTGGTTCCGCACCCCGCGGTGATAAGCGCCACGGCCGCCATTATTGTCAGGGTCGCCCCTCTGATTGGATGTTTCATTGTTTTTCTTTGTCAGTTTTATTATTTCGCCGCGAAGGAGATCCACCTCCCTCAGAAGGGCGCGCTGCTTCTGCAGTATCTCCTCCTGATTGGCTTGCAGACCGGCATTCTCTTTCCTGAGCTGCACGTTCTCGGCAAGGATCTTGCGGTTCTCCTCGGACAGCATGTTGATGGAAGCCTGCAACTTGGAGAGCATGTCGTTGTTATGCTCCCTGCGGCCGACAAGCCATGTGAACACGCTGCCGAGAAAACCGCCCGGGAGGGAATACATCAGAAAGTTTAGCAGGATATCCATTGCTTCGTTGATTGATTATTGATTGATACCTATTGATTTCAGCCACTTCCGCACGTCAAAACTCGGACAGGCCTTGGCTGCGACCTCGTTATGCCCTATGATGCGCACCGAGGGAAAACGCTTGTGGAAATCCTTGACATAGTTTTCCATCGCCCTGAGTTGTGCCGGAGTGCGGGTGTCCTTCGGTTTGGACATGTCTTTTGTCATGCCGCCGGCATAGACTACATGGCGGCTTACCGAATTATAGCCCTTGGCTCCGTTGGTGATCTCCCACGGGTCCACGTTCGCATCCTCGTTGTTGTCGACCAGACGCTCAACCGTGCCGTCAAGGTGGATAATGTCGGTATAGCCGACCTGTTTCCATCCCCTGCCGCCCTGCGACACCGGGCCGAGGTGCATGCGCCTTATGTCGGCACCTGTCACCTCGCGCCCTTCCGGGGTCGCGGTGCAATGGAGTACGAGGTATTTAAGCCTGCCCGCCATCGCCCTCCGGAATTTCGTCATCCGACAAGTCCGTCACATTCTCCAACCCGAACACTCCTTTTTCCGAAGCGCCCTCCGGCACGCCGGCCGGATTTTTGAATGCCGGGTTCTCGCGGCCGTCAAACACCACAAACTCCTCGCCGAAACCGATATTGGTGTCGGCCTTCATAAGCAGCTTGAAGAAGTAGAGTTCGCCGGCGTTGCTGTACTTGTCAATCTGGATCACACTCTCGTCATCCTGAAGGTTGACCGCTACAAACAGATTGCCGTCGGCATCCGGGGAGCAGAGGGTCGCGACAATGACACCGTCGGGCCATGCGGCCACCGTTTCGATGGTGATGCCCTTGTAGCGCATACGGTTCATCTCGGTTTCATCGGAGTTCTTGTGCTCGCGCTGGGTAAGCTCGTCATCGTAGCGGTCGAAATCGTCGATGCTCATGAGGATGCGCAGGTTCGGGTTGGCGCGCATCGCCTTGGGGATGGAGGCACGGATATCTTTCAGTACCCCAAGCATGGTGGTGCTTTCCGAATTGACGACGATGCAGTCCGGGTCCTTGGCGGCCTGTGTCAGGATGCCGTCCATCAGCTCCTCGTCGGTATCGCCGTATTCCCCGTTGACATAGTGCCAGCCGAGTTCGAACTGCACCTGCTTTGAAAGGGCGTCAAGGAGAGCGTTCTGAGCTTCGGGGGGAAGCTGCGAGAACACGAGGTTCCCTTTCGGCTGCCATTTGCGCCATATATGCTCGAACGCGCGGGGATTGAAGGTGGTGAACGCCATGAAATCCTTGGGGTCAAGGGAGTGCTCGCTGTAATCGAAGTTCCCCTTGCTGTCCTCTACGGTAGGATTGACTTTTTGCTTCTGGAGCATCTTGCCCGTCTTTAGACGGGGGATGCTGATTTTCTTCTCCACTCCGGGAATGACCATGATGAGTCCCTTGCTCACAAGCTCATTGCCGGTGGAGGCGGTGGTAAGGATGGTTTCCAGTACCTCACCGTTGTAATTGGTGTTTTTTACTACTATTGCCATAGTGTCCTTTATTATGGTTGGTTTTACTTCTTAAGCCGGTCTTTTATCTCTTTCATGCGGCGTGCGAACGGCCCATCGCTGTCGGTCGGACGGTTTATGTCCTCCATGACCTTGCGCTTGGGGGTGAGAGCCGCAAGAGCAGCCTTGCCTTCCTCCATATCACGCTTCAATATGTTCTCGAATGTGGGGCGCGTCCGGGCGTTGATACGGCCGTCCTGCTCGGCCGCGTCGAGAAGGGAAGCACGCTCCGTTTCCTCTGCCTCGGCCGCCTTGTCCTCAAAGCCTTTGACCTTCTCCTTGAGTTCCCTGTTCTCGTTTTCCAGTCCGGGAACCTTGCCTGCCGCCTTCTCAAGGGAGTCAATCTCCCTGAGAACCGCGGCGTCATCCGCGCAATCCTTGAAGCGCGGATGCTTTTTTAATTCTTCTAAATTCATCTGGTTGTCGTTTGATGGCTTGTCAAGCCGGTTATTGAATATGCTGTATATCTGCTCCGGGGTGCTGTCGTCCGGTACCGGGTCGGCATCATAGATACCGTCCACAAGTCCGAGCGATAATGCCTCCCCGGCGGTCAGCCAATGGTCGTTGTCATCAAAATAGGAGGATTTTATTTGCGCCTTGTCCGTTTTCAGCTTTGAGGCGAGCATATCGGCAAGACTGTCCTCGAGTGCCTGTATCTCATCTATGCACCGGCGCAGCTCGGTCTTGTTGCCATAGCATCCGCCACTGACGCTGTGGAGCATAAGCCGGGCATATTTGCTCATGGTGACAGGCTTCCCACACAAGGCAAGCACGGCAGCCATGCTTGCCGCCACACCGTCTATATATATATGTATGTCGGCCCGGCTCCCTTTCAAGGCATTGTACAAAGCTATTCCGCTGTAGACGTCGCCCCCTATGGAGTTGATGCGCACATCGATCCGGGCACCGGAATTCTCGGCGGCTTTCAGCTCCGACACGACATTGCCGCTTTTGACATCGCCGTAATCCCCGATTTCCCCGTAGAGAAAAATCGTCACGGTGCCGTCAGGGGCTGTATGTATATTCAAATATTTGTTCATTATCACTGGATTTGATGCGGTCCTCCCGCGGTTTATGGTGCAAAATTGCTATAAAACAACGGGGTATGAAAACAGTGGTTTTATCATACAGCTTTATGGCCGCATGATAACGCCGTAAAGTTGTATCATGCGGAGCCTCTTTCGCCAACTCCCTTTTTTATAGCAATTTTGCATCATAAAAATCAGGATTATGGCAGATTTAACGAACGCCCAGAAAAAGGAATGGGCAAAAACATTATACCTCCGTGAGAACCTCACCCAACAGGAGATTGCCGACCGTGTAGGATGCTCCCGCGTCACTGTGTCAAACTGGGTACGAGCCGGCAAATGGGAGGAACAGAAGGTGGGTATCACCTTGACAAGGCAGGAACAGGTAGGAAACCTCTACCGACAGGTGGCGGAAATAAACCGCTCCATCGCCGACCGTCCCGAGGGTGAGCGGTTCGCGACATCGAAGGAGGCAGACATCCTCGGTAAACTGGCGGCGGCCATCTCGAAGATGGAACAGGAGATAGGCATAGCCGACACCATAAGCGTGCTGACATCATTTATCGAATGGCTGCGCCCGCTTGACCTCGAGAAGGCGAAGGAGATTACACGGTTTGCGGACGCTTACATAAAGGACAAGCTATGAAACAGGTTGACAAAATAGCTCTTCAGGACTGGGAGAAGTTCAAGGAGGACATAGCGCGCTCGACTCCGGTTGACAAGAGCATGACACATGCCGAACGAGAGAAACACCGCATATACCTCGAGGCCCACCCCATTGAATGGATAAAGTTCTTCTGCGCCCCCTATGTGAAAAGCGAGTTCGCCGGGTTCCATAAACGGGCCATCAGGCGCATCATAGCCAACGACGAGTGGTTCGAGGTGCTGTCATGGAGCCGTGAGCTCGCCAAATCGACCATCACCATGTGCATTATTCTGTATCTGGTACTGACCGGGCACAAGCATAATGTCATCCTGACCTCCAACTCCAAGGATAACGCCGCAAGGCTGCTCGCGCCATACCGGGCCATGCTCGAGGCCAACGGACGCATTATCGCGTATTACGGCGCGCAAATGACTCCGGGGGCATGGACGGAGGACGAGTTCCTGACCAAAGGGGGCGTGGCCTTCCGCGCCCTTGGAGCCGGTCAGTCGCCACGTGGCTCCCGAAATGAGGCGATAAGGCCGGATGTGCTGCTCGTGGATGATTTCGACACCGACGAGGACTGCAAGAACCCGGACATCATACAGAAACGGTGGGAATGGTGGGAAAAGGCCCTCTACCCTACCCGCTCCATTTCCACGCCTACATTGATTGTCTTCTGTGGAAATATAATCGCAAAGGACTGCTGCGTAGTACGCGCCGGTGCCATGGCCGACCACTGGGACATCGTGAACATACGCGACAAGGATGGAAACTCCACTTGGCCGGAGAAAAACTCGGAAGAGTCTATCGACCGAGCCCTCTCTAAAATAACCACCAGAGCAGCCCAAGGGGAGTATTTCAATAATCCGATATCTGCCGGGGAAGTGTTCGAGACGGTCACTTATGGCAAGGTGCCGTCCCTTAAAAAATTCAAGTTCCTTGTTGCATACGGGGACCCGTCCCCCGGCGAAAGCAAGGCGAAGAAGGGCAAGTCATTCAAGGCGGTGATGCTGCTCGGGAAACTCGACGGCAGACTGTATGTGATAAAGTCGCGCCTCGCAAAATCACTCAATGCCGAGTTCATAGACTGGTACGTGCAGCTCCTCGAGCATGTCGGCGATGCCGCCCCGGTCTATTGCTACATGGAGAACAACAAGCTGCAGGACCCGTTTTTCCAGCAGGTGTTCCGGCCCCTTGTAGCCAAGGTCCGCAAAGAGAGGGGGATACAACTGTATATCAGACCGGACGAGCGCAAAAAGACGGACAAGGCCACCCGTATCGAGGCGAACCTTGAGCCTATGAACCGGGAAGGGAACCTGATACTGAACGAGGCCGAACGCGACAACCCGCACATGAAGGAACTCGAGGACCAGTTCCGGCTTTTCACCCTGACATTGCGCTATCCCGCCGACGGGCCCGATGCCGTGGAGGGCGGCAACCGCATACTGGACGAGACCATGCGCAAGGTGGAAACGCCCGTCACCCGCTCCCGGTCGGAAATAAGCCGGCGCAACAAACGAAGATTATAACATATAAATTCCATATATGAGCCAATTTGTTCAACTTTCAGATTATGACGCATCCATACACCGTGAGATACTCGACGCGCTGACGCGTGACGATGATACGGTGGTGGAGATATGCGAGGACAGGGCGATAGCCGAGATGCGCTGCTACCTGTCGAAACGCTATGACTGCGACCGCATCTTCTCCGCAACCGGCGACGGCCGCCACCAGCTGGTACTGATGATGGTGCTTGATATTGCCGTGTACCATATATTCTGCATACACAACCCCCAGAAGCTGTCGCAGATACGAAAAGACCGCTACGAACGTGCGGTGGAATGGATGAAGGCGGTGGCGCGCGAGGACATCTCGATAGAGGGAGCGCCCCTCCTGCCCGAGGAGGAACGGAGCTCCGGCGCGTCATTCCGCATACGCAGCAACCCTAAACGAGTCAGTCACATGTAACCACCACCATTATGAGCAAACGAAAAAAGAACCCGGAAAAACGCCCGGGAATAATCACCTCCGGAGGCAATATCCCGCGTCCGGGACAGTCACGCCCGAACGTCATCATGCTTACCCAGCCGAGACGGTTCGGCATAGACATAGCGGACTACACGGCGGCAATCAGGACTGCCGAGAATGTGGACTTCCCACGCCGTTACAAACTGTATGACATGTACGCCGACATACTCATGGACTCGCACCTGTCCTGTGTCATAGAGAAACGGCGCAATGCCGTGCTGTGCTCCGACATCGAGTTCCGGCGGGACGGCAAACCGGACGACAAGGTTAACGAGCAGATACGCTCACCTTGGTTCTCAAGGCTCGTGAGCGACATTATCGACTCCCGGTTCTGGGGCTTCACGCTCTGCCAGTTCTTCAAGGACGGCGAATGGATCGACTATAACCTGATCCCGCGCAAACATGCGGACCCGGTGCGCCGCATCATACTGCGCCACCAGACCGACATCACCGGCATCGCATGGGACGAATATCCCGACCTGCTTTTCGTCGGGCGTCCCGACGACCTCGGGCTGCTTGCCAAAGCCGCCCCGTGGGTGATATACAAGCGCAACACCACCGGGGACTGGTCCCAGTTCTCGGAGATATTCGGCATGCCCATTCAGGAGTACACATACGACACGGACGACGAAGGGAGCCGGGAGCGCGCCATTTCCGACGCCGCAAACGTGGGAAGCCTCGCTACGTTCGTACACGGCAAGGACACCTCGCTCAACCTCATAGAGGCGGGCAACAAGACCGGCTCCGCCGATGTGTACGAGCGGTTGTGCGAGAGATGCAACAACGAGATCTCAAAGCTGTTCCTCGGCAACACACTTACCACCGAGTCGTCCGATACCGGCACTCAGGCGCTCGGAACCGTGCATAAGAAAGGCGAGGACAAGATAACCCAGTCCGACCGCCTGTATGTCCTCGACGTGCTGAACTATGAGGCCGCAGAGATATTGGCCCGGATGGGGATCGATACTGCAGGGGGTGAGTTCTGTTTCCCGGAGAAAAAGGATCTCGACCCGACATCCAAAATCAACATACTCACACAGCTCCGCACAGGCTTCAACCTGCCCGTCGATGATGATTACCTGTATGAGGAGTTCGGTATCAGCAAACCGGCCGACTACGAGCAGATAAAACGCGACGAGGAGGAACGACGCGCCCGGGAAGCGGAGGAGGCAAAGCGGGCTGCAGAACAAATACCTCAGAAAGACGGTGGCACGGACGATGATCCGGACAAACCCGCCGATCCGGAAGAGGAACAGCCGGGTGACGGCAAGGACCTGCCGGAACCTGACGAAAAACAAAAAAAGACTTTCAAGAACTGGCTGAAAAGTTTTTTCGCCAAAGCCCCGTGGAACACCGGGGCGGCTTTAGAATGGTAGTTGACAGCCTGTATTACGGCAAGGGCTCCGATGTGTCGTCCTCGTTCGATTTTTCCGACGAGGCGCTGCGCCGTGCCCTGCTGAATATTTATTCAAAGGACTTCCATCCGGCATCCGACATCGAGACCACTCTTTTTAATGAGGTATGGGCGACAATGGATAAGGCGGTTGGAAAAGCCTTCGGCAATGTGCTGCCCTCCGATCCTGACGCTGACTTTATAGAAGCACTGCGCCGGAATAACGCCGTGTTCTCGGCTTTCAAGGTACACCGGGCACAGAATGACATGGCACGTCTTTTATTGGACTCGAACGGCAATCTGAAGCCGTTTGAACAATGGTTGAACGAGGTTATGCCTATCGCAACCCACCAGTGCCGGACTTGGCTCAGGACCGAATACGACACCGCAGTCATACGCGCGCATCAGGCTGCCGACTGGCGCCAGTTCACAAGGGAAAAGGATATACTTCCTAATCTCAAATGGTGCCCGTCAACCTCCATCACACCGGGTGAGGACCATCGCGTGTTCTGGGGCATGGTGCGCCCCATCGATGATGATTTCTGGAGCCATCACAGACCGGGCGACCGTTGGAACTGCAAATGCACGCTGTCATCAACCGACGAGCCCGTGACACCGGTTCCCGCAGGAACCGGCCCGTCATCAACGCCGCAAAAGGGGCTGGAGAATAATCCGGGCAAGGACGCAAAGCTGTTTTCCGACACCCACCCGTATAAGACGGAGGCTCATGCCGGCGCAAAGAAAGCGGTTGACAGGCTGTTGAAACGGCTGGAAGAGATGATGAGGGAGATGCCGGAATATTTTACCGACGAGGAAAGGACCGCCATAGCCCGCGACAACCTCGAGATTGAAAAGGCCCTTGGCATAACAAAGGGCAAGCCTATGACGGTGGAGGACGCGGACAAACAGTCCGCAAACCCGAATTATGTGCCTAAATACATCCTCGATCCCAAGGGGATATATCAAGACAAATACGGTAAGACCTATCGACTGAACAAAAAGTATGACGAGACCAAACACCGGCCGTTCGGTATAAACTGCCAGACATGCGCTCCGGCATATTCATTACGTCTAAGAGGGTTCAATGTCACTGCAAAGGCGAACACCAAGGGTTCCAAACTCGAACATCTAAGCCAAGGATACAACTGTTGGAAAGTATGGCGCAACTTAGATGGCACCCCAGCAAGGCATACAAGCACCAATGACTGGATGGTCGACAAAAAATATAAAATAATGACCCCCAAGCGTTATCTTGAATTCTTTGATGAAGTCTGCAAGGAGGAGGGAGTGTATGAGCTTTCAATAGGCTGGAAAAGAGGAGGCGGCCACGCCACAATCATACAGCGTTTCAAAGACGGCTCACTGAAATATATAGAGCCTCAGGCTGACAATTCCGAAGGTTCGGGATATGAGTTCAAGGATCTTAAGTATCTTGCGGAGAATGGGGCTGCCACCAATCACGGCTGCCGTGGGATTATGCGTATAGACAACAAGTTATTCAATACCGAATTCATCGGCATCTTCGATAAGTGAATCCAGTATGTTCATGGCTATATCTCCCGTAACCTCGTCCACAGTAGTGCCGTCATACAGATATACCGGGCAAACTCCGGCCGTAATATCATCCGGATAATGGTAATAATAGACCTGCGCACCTTGGAATTCTCCAAGATACTCCACATGCTCGCCGTACATCGCCCGGAGCTCGGAGGCGGCCTTCATTACCTGTGACGGGATGTTCATTGTAATATGCGGTTTATAATCTGCAAAAGTAACATTATTTTTTTATTGCAACAACATTATGGATATAAAAGATTTCGCAAGGCTGGTCAAAGCCAAACGCGGTGAGCTTGACACCCTTATGCGCCGGAATATGCCGGTGATCGCCGGACGTATGGCTAAAGACCATTTTCAGGACAATTTCCGCAAGGGCGGCTTTGTGAACGGAGGTCTGCATCCGTGGAAGCCGGCAAGAAGGCTGTCATCAGGCAATCCAGCGGCCGCATCAAATTACGGCACCCTGTTGTCCGGACGCAACCACCTTTTCAGCTCCATAAAATATATGCCGGGGGATTACCGGGTGCGCGTCGCCAACGATGTGCGTTACGCCCCACTGCATAATTGGGGCGGCATTGCAAACCCGACCGTCACAGACCGCATGAGACGCTTCGCATGGGCGATGTTCTATAAATCCTCAGGACAGACGAAAAAAGCCGGTACAGGGCAAAAGAAACGCCAAAAAGGCGGTTCCGGCAAGCAGCCGGAGAATACACAGGCACAATTCTGGAAAAGACTCGCGCTGACGAAGAGGCCAAAGCTCAAGGTCAAGATCCCGCAACGCCAGTTTCTGGGAGAAAGTGCCGAACTGTCGGACAGCATAGCCGCCCGGACTGAAAATGAAATTCGTAAAATTTTAAACTCATAAAATCATGGAAGAAATTTTTATCAACATCATGGAGCGCATCGCCGGAGGCATGCCGGAACTGTCCCTCATCGACGAGGACTACGGCCAGCTCGAAATGTCTGCGGAGGAGGACCGCTACCCCGTCACATTCCCGTGCGTACTGATTGGCAATATCGATGCGGACTGGCGCGATCAGGGACTCGGCAACCAGAAGGGGGCCGCGCTCATCACGGTACGCCTTGCGATCGACTGTTACGACGACACCTCGTTTACATCCGGAACCTATGGCAAGGTAAGGGAGCGACGGCAAATGGACCTGAAACTCTACAAGACACTGCAACGGTTCAAGAGTGCCCGGTGCGCCACTCCTCTTGTACGTGTCAAGAGCCGGGATTATGCCCTGCCGGGATATGTCAAGGTGTTCGAGACTACATACGCATTCACCATCAACGACAATTCGGGGCAGTCCCTATAACTCGGGAAACAATGACAACTGGTCGTTGGTAAGACGCGGTTTCTTGACCTTGGGGAGCGCTGGTATATTTTCAGCGTTCCCGGTTCGGATCATGCGCCGGATTATAGCCATTATACGCTCCTCGGAGATAAAGAACTCACGTTCCGAGAGGATTTTCAGTGCGTCATCAAAGCGCAACCGCTGCCTCTCAGTCCAGTAATAGTAACGACGGCACAAAGCCTCGTCACGGAGCTTTATCAGTTCTTTATCCCGTCCTTTTGCCATGTGATAATTATAATGCAAAAATAGTGAATTTGATGCTATTTAGAACCAAAAAGCACCGTAAATATTTAATCTACGGTGCTTTATGGTTAAGGGGTTGCCAATATTACACTACAGCCGGCAGAAGCTCGGCTCTATCCGGCGCCATACGCCGTTCTTGTCACGCTGCGAGAAGTAGAAGTTCGTGGCGGTCTTGGTGACCGTGTGGCTCTCGCGGAAAAGGCTCATAATGGATTTGTACTCCTCGTCGAAACGGTCCTCCATCTCATAGAGCTTGCTGATGTTCTTGTAGTCGAGGTCACCCTGACGGTTGCGCTCGAGCAGGGTCATCGCCAACTGGTACATGGGATCGTCATACCCCTTCTCGCTTCCGGCCACGTATGCCTTCAGGTATTCCATAAGACGCTCGGCCGCCATGTCGGCACGTTCGTCAAAGGTCTTGACCTTGTTGCTGCGCACCTCGATCTTCATATCACCGTCAACGATGGTGAAACTCGACTGGTCCTCCTTGCGCAACTGTCCGTACTCACGCATGATGGCGTAGAAGCCCTCGGCCTCCCGCTCGATCCAGTCGCGGAACTCACGGACATTCTCCACCAGAGGCAGTAGATGGCTCTTTACCTCGTGCATGAACTGTGCGCGTATGGACTCGTATGCCTCGCGGCGGTCACGGGTGGCCTGCCGTTCCTCGGCTCTGAGTTCCTCAAGCAGCGCCTTGCGGTCGGCCGCTGACATACCTTTTAGGGTTTCTTTGATGTTTTCTGTCATTTTGTTTATTTTAACTGGTTAGTCACTGATTACATTCTTATCCTTCAACAGGCGTTTGAACGACCTGTCACGTTCGGCCTTGCTCTCATATTTTTCATAAGTCCGGAAATCCGAGTCGAAGGTGTACCGGGCTTTTATACGCGGGGACGGGTAGTCATCTTTGCGGATAATGGTAAATCCGGCATCGATTACTTTGTTCTGGCTCTGCCGGTCCATACCTCAGTCCTCCTCGTCATAACTTTGCATCTCCGCCTCCTGACAGAGCAAAGCGTCTTCATACTGCTCATAAGTCCATTCGTTGACCTCGTTGTAGAATTCCTCGCGCTCCTCGCTCGTGAGGGTGGCGGCTGCCTCGAGCATTTGGGTTTTCAGGCTGCCGATGGCTTCTCTAGTTTCCTTTCTCATGTCACTTATTTTTTAGGGTTGTTTGTTTTCGTCTTATGGCGCGCAGCTTCTTGAGTAGCGCGTCCAGTTCGTCACAGTCAAGCCGGCAGAACCGTTTACCGGCTATCCGGCTGTCCATACACAGGGCATCGACTTTGCTCCAGTCTGCCGTGTCAACATCGAGCAGTTGCATCTGGTGGAGAACGGAGCTGCGCTTCTTACGCAGTATCTCACGGAGATTGTTGTGTTGATCCGGTACGCCCATTCATTTAGAGGGATTAAAAAATGTACATGGACAAACAACTTCCTTCCCGTCATGCAAGGTACGCACACAGAATTCTCCACCGCACATAAACGGGCTGTCGCTGACAACCTCATGCCTATCTCCGTTCAGATCGACCATGGCCGCACCTTTCACCATCCGTTCCTTGAACTGATGGAATTTCACACTCGTGAATGCTATGGCCTGCTTGCCGGCACTTTGATAGGCAAGCAAGCCCGTTCCCAAAGAACGGCACATGGCGAGCAACGTGCCCTCAACCTCCTTGCGAGGCATTACATACTTGAACTCAACTTCCAGTTCCGCTACATCAGGGTATAGCATGATAAAATCACTTTTCTTCATTTTTTACTTTATTAGATGGTTTCCAATCGATACTCACTATTGCCATTACTTCACCGCTACCGTCGCAGTCGGGGCACAGCACGGTCTCATCTGTATGCAGATCACCGTGAAACCACCCTTTGCCGTGGCAATAGCCGCACACATGCCCTTCGCTGACAAATCCCTCCTTGTGTATGCGTCCGGGAGGAGTCAGATTGATAATGGTCTTTTTCTTGCTCATGTTATCACGAATTGAATGTTAAAATTATACTCTTGCATCAGACGCTGTATTTGAGAAACCCGCCTCGGATCTTTGCCGTAGGGGTGTTCGATGCACCGGGATCTGGTGTCACACCTGATACCCTTCTTGCGAAGTTTATAAAGGAGGTTCTTGCGCCTCATCGCTCTTCTGTCCTTCATCGAGTAATGCTTTTGCGGCTCCCTCCTCCCATACGGTGATCGGTTCGCCCGGGTGATCCAAAAAACGGCTTTTGCACATGGCCTTGAAGCAGCTGACAAATATTTTCACATCCGCGTCATATTCAACTTTCTTAGCCGGGCGACCTTCGGGTTTCATTCCTTCGGCATGACTGATGAATATGAGAAGCTTGTTGGAATGGCGCTCCTTCATCTCGCAATATGCCTGATAGCTCAGACCGCTGTACTGGAAGGAGTCTATTATCACGATCGGCGCGCTCTTCTTACGGCTCAGGCGCTCGCTGAGCTGGTCCATCGGCTCCCGGTCAAGAACCATGAGGCGCTTGCGCGTATCTTCCATGCCGTGACGCTTGAGGGACTTCTGGAATGACAGGCTCGTACCCTCCTCCAGACTGTCATAGATAACCTTGCCGAAGCCGCAGAGATATTTGGCAAGCTGCATCACGAACGAGGTCTTGCCATTCCCGCTGGCTCCCCATATTATCCACGTGCCGCTCTTTGCAGGGTTGCCGATGGCAGATCGGAAGAGCGTCGTGTAGGGAAAGAGTGTAGATCTCGGTGGTCGCCGTA